CGGCCCGATGAACTCGCTCGGACTAGGGATCTTCGATTCTGCGATCTTCGCGGCCTGACGCTGAAACGCCGACAGCCCTTCGACCATCTTCGGCAGTTGCTTCGTGCCGATTTGAACCAACCCGCGGAACTGGCTGATGAAGGACGGATCGATTCCGAGCCTCGATAGAGTCTGCGCCAGCGCGTCCACGCCGCCGTTCATTGCGCCGATGTCGCGCTTGCTCTTGCTGACGAACGACGAAAGAGCACCCGAGCCGGCGTTCAGGCCGTCCGTGTTCACCTTGAAGTTCACGAAGAGGTCGCCGACGTTAGCCACTAGGTTTGCCTCCTCCGAGCGCCTTGAGCATAGCGATCCACTTGTCAGAATCACTAGCCCTCGTCGCTGCCTTCGGGAGCCACGGCATGAACTCCGAGACCTTCGCGCTGGTGCTCCCCTTCGAGCGGTGTGCGTTCACATAGAGCGCGGCAAGCATCGCGAAGCCGTAATCGGTGCGGAATGCGCCGATCGGTTCGAGCGTGTCATACGCGATCCACTCCGAGAGTTCGTGCGCGCTCATTCGCTGCTCGAGTTCCGTCACCGTCATGCCCAGGGCAAGAGCCAGACGGAACATGAAGCGGCGCGTGGCGCGCTCGTTCAGTTTCCCGTGAGGCTCTCCACGTCCTTCGCGCCCATGCCCGAAAGCCGCTGCGCGACCTCGAAGAGCGGATCTACCACCTTGGCCGGAAGAGCAGATACTTGCTCGATGTCGCCGTCGGCAAACAGCCGTTTGCCGCTCTCGTCGCAAATACACCGCACGAGTAGGCGCGCGCGCAGGTTCACGAAGTTCATCTCGCGATTCGCGCCCTTGCCGACGAAGCACGCGCCCTCGAATGCATCGCGCTCGCCGGCGGTCAGGCCGCGCACCGAGATAGGCTCGGCCACGCCGGGAATGGAAACCGCCTCCACGGGAATGGAGGCGGCGAGGGAAAGCACGAAGTCCTTGCTGGCTGTCATGGTGTGGTGCTCCTAGATGTGCGATACGAGATCAGGTCTGGGACGTGAATGCGCCCGTGACGCGAACGGTGAGATCGGCTTCGACTGCGCCATCCACCGAGGCCGTCACGTTGAACGACGTGACGTATCCCGAGAACGCCAACTCGAATCCGCCCGCGCCCGTGTTGGGCCCGAACTGGATCGCGAACTTGCGGAAATCTGCGCCGTTGGCATAGGTCGCCGGGTTGAGCGCGCCGTTGTTGGCTGTCGTTCCGAGCAGAGCCGCCGTGTAGGCCGGAGCGAAGAGCGAGACGGAGATCGTTCCGCTGTCCTTCGTCCCGCCGATGAAGGTCTTCACCGAAGCATTGAGTGCCGATGTATCGATCTCCGCGATCGAGATACCGTCGAGCGAGATCGACTTGATCTCCGCGACCGTGGTGTTCACCGTTCCTGCAGCACCGACGGTCGGAGCGTACTTGAAAAGAGAGCCGGGTGCGACGATTGGCATGTGTTCAACTCCAAGTGATTGCGGAAGTGAGTTTGATCGTGGCCGATGCGGTCACCGCGCCGTCCTGATCCGCCGAGATTGAAAGATTGGTCGCGATGCCGTTGAAATTAGCGACCAGATCGCCACCCGCAAATGAGATCTGGAATGCGGTGGCGATGCTGTCGCCTGCGGTTGGCATCAAAGAGGCATCGAATCCCGAGAAGTTCGCGGGCGCGAAGAAGTCAATCGTGAGCGTTCCCGCCTCAAGCGCGCCCATCAGATACGTCTTGTTCGTGGCCGTGAGGTCTGTCGTGTCGATCTCGACCAGCGATGAGCCGCCCACGGAGATGTTCGTCACTTCTCCGATGGTGCTTCCGCCTGCCGCGATTGTCGTGTCGTAAGAAGAAAGTGCCATAGTCTATTTCCTCGTCAGGTGTGCAGACAGGTTAGTTCCACCGTAGCGATATACAAACCGTAGGTTGCACCGTCTGCGGGAGATTGATAGTCCGTCACGATGCTCGAGACCCTGGTGCTCGACACCCTTATTTTCAGGGTCGCGCCGGAGTAGAAATCCTGCGACCAGTCATTGAAAGCCGTCTGCACCTTCTGCGCGAGGTCGATGCTCACGCGCTTATCGTCGGAAAGGCAATGAATCGCGACCACCGACCGGGCCAGCGTGTACGCGCCCACGAGCGTCTGGAACGGGCTCGTCGTGTTCAACTCGTAGACCACCGCCGGGAGCGTCTGGCCGTCGAATCGCAACTCGGGATACACCCGTACCGGGTTCGTGCCGATGAGGGACGTGATCGAGGCCGTCGCGACGATCCGCGATCGTATGGCCGTCTCGATGTTCCAGACTGTTTGCGCTGGCATTAGGAGCCTCCCTGGGCCTTCCACGCGCCGATGAACTCGGTGAGCTCGCGCACCACCTCGGCCTCGGCCCCTGGCTTGAGACGCTTGAACGCGCGATAGAGCGGCCACTTGCCCGGGATCTGTCGATCCGACTTCACCCATCCGCCCGACCGCCGGAGCATGAATCCCCTCTCCATCAGCCGACCGTAGAAAGCGCCGCTCCTACCCGTCACGCCGACGCGCTTGCCGACGTAGAGCCGCCTCTGCTTCGATCCGAGCGGCACGACGGCGATCGCCGAGGCGACCTTGTTGCGCGCCGTTCCGGGCGAGACCTCGGCCCCACGGCGAAGGTACGGCCAGCGTCGGCCCGTGCCCTTGCGCGTGTAAGTCTCGTCGGTCTTGGTTCTGAGAGCTAAGACTTCTGCATGCATCGCCTGCGCGATCTGGCCGAGTTGACGATCCGCGAGCGTCTCGACGAGATCCTTCTGCAACTCCGACGAGAACGCCTTGAACGCCTTCAGGACATCGGCACCGCCGGAGATCTTGACCTGATCCATGAACGCCTGGCTCATTGGATCTCCCGCAAGGTGAGCGTGATGGTCTGCTGCCGATCGTCGTACTCGCGCTCGCCGACGATCTCGAAGATCACTCCCTTGTCCGATTGCAGTCTGCTCGTATTCGAGAACAGCGTTCGCTCCTTCGCGCGAATCATCACCTCATAGGATCGCGCCATCGTCATTTGTTCTCGCTGCACGGTCTCATCTGCCGAAGTTCCCTTCAGGTAGCCCCAGATGATATCCCCGACAGACAGGAACGTAGGCACGTTGTGCCCGAACTCATCGACCTCGATAGAGCGATTGAGCACCGTGAACGGCGTTCGCATGAGCCCAGAGCGGACGCGCCTCATGCGAGCCTCGGGATAGAGAACATCCGAGCGAGAGCCTCGACCCCGTGGGGAACTTCCGAGAGATTGACCTCGCTCCCAGTCTCGCGAGCGATGTCGTACCAGTATCCGACGGCCATGAGGACGGCCTGCCGAAGAGCCTGCGGGATCGTCGATGCCGTCGCGCCGTAGCCGGCCGTGTAAGAGATCGTCACGCTTGAGATGCCAGCGTAGAACCGCGCCGTGGGCCACGCCGAGCTTGTCGATGGGTTGATGACGATCGAGCTTGGTAGCCGCTGCGCTTCTAGCGTGTAAGCGTTCGCGGAAAGCGTCTGCGTCGTGCCGGCGGTTTCGACATAGGTGATCGAGGAGACCGCCGAGACCTTGCCGGCGGGCAGAATGATCTCATAGTGCATGGGAAAGCGATCGAGCTTCAGCGTGTAGGTGCGCTGCACGAGCGGTCGATTTGCAAGTCCCTCAACGTAGTTCCGAGCCGCCACGATCAAGCTAGTGATGAGCGAATCCTCGTCCGTGTGCGTGATCCGCAGATGCGCCTTTGCCTCGGCGAGCGAAATCGGCTCGACCGCCGGGCTCGATGCCTCGACATTGGAAAGATAGGTCGCGCCGTCAACTGCCAGCATCTGGCCCCTCCTTTGTCGCCTTGCGAAGCCGCAGTCGGCCGCGCTCGGGTGTCTCGATCACAGGCTCGTCGCGCTCGACTAGCCCGGCACGAATGTACCGCTCCGCGTCCGCGTCGGGAATCTCGCATCGCATCCCGGCCGGCCATGAGCCGCCGCTGTTCGAGAACGCCTTGAGAATGTGCACGCGCATGGTGTCCTCCTAGTGAAAGAGGGCGAGCCTTGCGGCCCGCCCTCCTCGCCCATCAGTCCATCAGCATCAGGCGTTCACGAGCGTGCGGAACGCATCGGCGCGAGCGATCTTCGCATCGAGGCGCATCTCACCCATGTAGCCGATCTGGCCGTTGCCCGCGTACAGTTCGCGCAGAACCTGCACCTCCATGCCCGCACGCTCGGCCATGACGAAGTGCTGGAAGTCGCCAACCACCGCAAGGGTAGCCTGGGCCGTCGAGCCGAACGTCGTGGCGTATGGGCTCGCGTAGACCGGGATGCCAAGCAGACGAGCTGGCTGACCTGCTTGGAATGACTCCTCCCACAGGTACGGAATCGTGCCGCTCGTGGTCACGGCGTGCTTCAACTTGCGGCAAGCCTTGAAGAATGAATCATGAGCCACGATCGCGCAGGTCGGCGAGATGCGATACTTCTGCGGCAGCGCGTAGACGAAGTCGATCAACTCGTCGGCGGTCAGCGTGCCCGCCGTGTTGAGAGTGTCGCCTACAGAGAGGCTAGATTGCGTGATGCCTCGCGGCTTGTTCGTTCCGTTGCCCTGCCACAGCGAATACTCGATCGAGTGAGCGAAGAGTTGACCGAGGCGGTTGGCCACAATCGACTCGATCGAGAAGTCTCCGCCGCGCGACGGGGCGTCTGCGACGAGTTCCTTCGACACCTTGACCACGCGACGCAGAGCGTTCCCCGTGAATGTCACGTTGGAGTACGTCGGCGAGTATTCGCCCACCGCGCCGCCTTCACCAGACCATCCTTCGGCATCCGTGTCGAAGTCGGCTGAGGTGAAGTCAACTTCGAGCGTGAGATTCGTTAGAAACGTGCCGACCGGGATGCGACGGCACAGGTTCAGGATCGTCGTCTCCTGCTGGATCGACTTTTGTAGCTGCGCGTAGAAGCCTTCGCTCGGCAGGAAGCCGCCGTCGGCACCCGTGCCA